TGCTTCTAACAATATTCCAGTGAGCCAAGGAGACGGAGAAAAGTTAGTAGACATTGCAATTCACAATGACAACATCATGTTGTTTAAACAGAGCAGCACTTATGTACTTGCTTATGATGTTTCTGTGGCGGATGGAGTTTTGAGGAAGGTCAACAATAACATTGGTGCTTCTACCTATCGTTGTGTTGCCCAATTTGAGAGCTCCATTTTCGTCTACAATGAAGGCGTAGTGTATGAAATTCAGAACTACGATTTCAGATCAATTAATGATAAAGTGCCTTTCAATGCAATTGATGCTACTCCTGGTGATGCTGAGAGCATTTTCATTTGTGTGGTTGGAACCAGGCTACTTGTACGCTATTTCGATTATGTTTTTGTGTACGGTTTGGTTACTAAGACTTGGAGTAGATGGGATAGCGCCAACGCCAGTCTTCGTTCTTTTGGACCTTGGGTCGAATATCCTTCACAAGTTGCACAATTCAACTTCCCAAGGTTCTACGCTGGCAGTGTAACTACAGCCAATGAACATGTATTTATGTTCATAGACGGTTATTCAGAAGATGTTTCCGAATTCACCGCTGGCCCTGTTTACTACGACATAACGTGCTCGATCACTACTAAGAACTACGATTTCGGCGATCCTATGCATTTCAAGAAATTGAAGTGGTGGGGTCTGGATGGACTTTCTGTAAATGATGTTAGGGCTGTAGCCTCTCCCGTTATCTTGAGTTTCCGTACTACTTGGGCAGATTTACACTCCCATACTTGGGATAGTTTGTCTACTGGAACATGGGACTTGCCGCTCCCTATTATTGCAGATGTTGTAGATGACGTGCATGATACCTCAATCTATCTCAGAAAGTTCTTCAAGTTCCTCAAGGCTTTGAGGTTCCGACAGATTCATTTCCATATTGAAATGAAAACTGATGGAAGTACCACAGAGGGACCTTGTCGCCTATTTAGTCTTACAGCAATAGTAGGTGTCAAGGAAACAGTAGTTGCGAAGGTTTCGTAATGGCTAAGAGTCATCCATACCAAGGCAAAGCATACGATTTCAATTCGTATGCCGCTGGGAACAAGATCTACGGAGGGGGTAGATCTTGGCCCACGAGTGGTCCGGTAGATATTCTTGGCTACAGAGAACGTGATCTTAAGATCAAAGCTAAAAGAAACGCAATGCTCCGCAAGCTAAAAGCGGGCAATACACAAAACTACAATAGTCCTGCTTGGCTTGGAGGGGAGAGGTAATGCCTTACGGAAGTGCTCCACAAACTTATACTACTCCCACTGGAAGTTATTCAGGCGGCGGAGCAAGTTCTGGTCCAGTACAAGGTCAGAATACTTCAATGGACCCTCGAATTTCTGCAATCCTACGGGCTGTCTCTTCTCCTAAAAAGAAGAAGAAGAACGTAGTGAATGAACCTGGAGGGGTAGTCTAATGCCCTATAACCAGAACCAAAGAAGAGGAAACACAGTAGATGGTGGTCCTCCTGTTTTCACACAGCAGCAATGGAGAAGAGACCCTGTCTACCGTAACACAATGAATGATCTTCAGACCAACTTTAGAAATTATCTTTCACAGAATACTACTAATAAAAATCAACTTGCTCAAGACTTTGATCTTACTACGAAACGGTTAGGTCAAGATCAAAACTTGGCAGTTAGAAATCAAAATGAAGACTATGCAGCACGTGGTTTGTATGGTTCAGGTATGTATGGACAAGCTAACGAAGAACTTCTAGGTAAATATGCTGATCAATTGGCTGATGCTGGGACTTCAAATCAGCGTAATGCTGGGCAACTTGTAACTGACCTTGGGAATGCACGAACTTTGCTTAATCAGCAAAAACAAGCTGCAAGGCTTGCAGCCGTTCGTAGAATGGCCGAAAAGTATGGGATCAGATAATGCCATATCCAGGTGGTTCACAAACATCAACAGGTGGTTTCCCTTACCAGAGTGGGCAAAAACTTCCTGATTGGATGCTACTTAATATGCTGGGAGCCAATGCTCCACAGCAAGGAATTCAAATTGATCCCAGAGATATTCCTTATTGGGCGCCTGGACAACCCCCTCCCCAGGCTACTATTCCTAATGGAAGACTTCCTATTGATGTAGGAGGTTTCCCTGGTGGAGGTAGTCAACTTGGAAACAAGATTGATATTCCAAGTAGGCGTAATGCTTTTGATCGAGGTGGCTATCAAGGTTCTGCCAACGCAATGGAAGAACGTATGCGGCGAGGCGGAGATCAAGTAGATCAAGCATCCGCAGAAGACCCAAATGCTGATTTGCTTGCTCAACTTACTGCTCTTGCTATGCAATCTGGAAGCGGTCTAGATGTAGACGCAATGATTGCAGACGCTACAGGGGGGATTAACAAAACTTACGGTGCTCAAATTGGAGCAATCCGTCATCAGATGCAGGGTGCGCGAAAAGATACTCGAAAGGGTAAGAAGGAAATTCTAAAGATGTACCGTGCTCTCGGTAGGTCTGAGGAACGTCTGGGTAGAACTGAAAAAAGACAAGGCATGACTACATCAAGGCAACTTGAGCAACTTGGTACGAATGCTGCAAATGCTGCTCAAGAGAATGCAAATGAACTTCTTAATCAGAATGCTGCAACTGCTGGCGCTTTGGGAAGTCCAGACCTTCTTGCTCAATTGAATACACCTGTTAATGAGCAAACAACTGGTATTGCAGGCAGAGCCACTAATGAAGCTGCTAGAAATGCTCAGCAGGCTCTACAAACTTCTGCCAATTTCCAGAAGTATTTTAATGAATCTTCTGGTTCAGCCAGACTAGAAGGAACAGGTCGCGCCGCAGATTTGATTGGACAGCTTCAAGATTATCTGCAAGGCTCTCGTGATAAAATTGGTGAAGTTGCAGGAGAAAAGGCTCAGGCACTTGCTGCTGCAAAGAATCAAATTCTTGCTCAGGCTTCTGAAAATCAGACAGATGTTCAGCAGCAGAACTTCGAGAACATGATGAAGATTGCTGGATTGCAGTCTGATTTGCAGAACACCGCAGCAGACAACCAATTGCAACGTGATCAACTAATGGCGCAATTGCAGAAGGCTGCTGGTGGTGGAGCAGGTGGAACTGACTTCTCTGACTTCTTCTCTTCCGGTTATGGAAAGAACCTTGGCCTTGCTGCTGAAATGGACCCTGCAACTCTTAAAGCATACAACCAATTCAGAGGTAATCCAGACATAGCAAGTAAGGGCTACTTCGAGAGCGGTAAAAATAATATTCCTCTAAATAATGAGAATGGCATCTTCCAGTATGTCACTCAGAATTTCCCTAATTTGTCAGGCCCACAGCGAGATGCACTAGTAGGTGCCATTATTAACATGGGCATCAAGCCCCAGATGCCACAATTCTAATGCCTCCGCAGAAGTTTAATAAGGATAGATTCCTTCAAGACCTGCTAAAGATGGACTTGGCAGGTGAGTATAGACCTCTGCCTATGGCAACTCCTTCTGGTTCTTCAGGTAATTTCGCGCAGTATATGGCCGCACATAACTTTGGTGCAGTTTCGCCTAGCACTACGCGGAATCTTGGACTTGCCAGCCAGGCAGATAAAGATACTCGCGGAGTGTTTTCTAAGACAATGTCTTGGATGGCATCTCTCGGGAATATGGCTGAGAATGTCTTTATGGAAGCCTCTGACCCTAACCAGAGCTTCATGGAGTCTGTAGGGAACTCTATTAAAGACGTAGGGGCCGGAATCGGCAACTTCCTCAACCCATTAGCAGAGGCAACCATTGATATCCCTGGGATCCAAACTCCTTGGGAAGACAAAGCTGGGAAGTGGTTGAGAGAAAACAATACCCAATACCGTGGGGAAAATATAAGTGGTGCCAAAATTCTCGAAGATCGCTTCGGCGTCGAGAATAATGTGGGGAAATACGGCGGCGGGTTTGCGATTGACATTCTGACTGATCCGTTGACTTATGTTGGGTTGGGAGCGTCACAACTAGCTAAGTTCAAGTCAGCAAGTAAATCGTTGGAGGGGCTCGCCGCCGGCACGACTTCTAAGGGAGTTGAATCTGCACAAGAAGCAATTAAATCAGGTGCTCAGGCTGCTGAAAAGAGTTTCACAGGTTTCCGTAGAGAGTATGGTGCTACTACTGGTGGAAGAACTCTTACTCAACAAGCACCAAAGATTAAACTTCCTGGATTAGGAGAACCAGGTCTTGCTAGAGTCCCTGGGATACATACTCCTGCTGCGCCCTACGAAACAGGAGCTTCACAAATTCTCGCGCAATCTCTTGCTCGCAGAATTGAGACTGCTCAGCCAATTAGTCGCCAAGTCGCTGGACCTTACATTCGTGACTACGAAAAGGCTATTAAGGTCCCGAAAGAATCTTTCAACTCTCCTAAAGACGTAGCATTTGCTGGTCCGAATAATCCTACACGTGCTAACATCGCGTCGAGCGAAGGCAAGGCTGTAGCCGAGGATTTGCCTATCGGTCCAGCAAGAGATTTGAGTCGTGAAGAACAAGCAAATTTGTTCACTCAAATGTCTGATCGTTTAGGTGACATGAATGAGGCTGAGAAAACCTTCGCTCTCAGGCATTTTGAGGATGAACTAGTCTCTCGTGGCTTTTCGTTCTCAGACGGTAGGCTATCTGATTTCAGAAACACTAAGGGTCTAGCAAAGACTATGGGAATCCCTCATGCAGACCCACATAATCTTGAGCACTTCACTACTGGAGTAACTCGTAAGGTTGCTCATGAAGACTTTGTGACTGCTCCTGAGGCTTACAAGAAGATTATCGCTCAGAAGCTAGAACAGGGTGAGGGAAAGGTAATTGGTAAGTATGGGATTAATCCTCTAGTTGTAGAAGATGCAAGACTTGCTGCAACTTCTGGAAGAACTCCTATTGCTGTCAAGGCTCCAATTGCTGCTCGTGGTGAAGCAGGTAGAGTTGCATTAGAAGAAGCAGAATCTTTTGCAGGTAACCTTGGAAAGAGAGTTCCGGGTACAAAGATAACTCGTCATAAGGAACTTAATCCTGCTAACCAGGCTAACCTGTATAACCGAATGTTTGATGCTACTAAGAAACTTCCTGAAATTAAGTCAAGTTTCAAGGGAATGCATGGATCAGAAGAGGCTTTGAAATGGCGACGCGCTACAGCCCTATCAATGTTGCGACGTGCTGAGGATCACTTAATTTCAACAAGAGGTCTTCGAGGACAACATTGGAACGGGTCAGGTCTAAGACTCTCAGAGGTCATTGCAGAAGTTGGCGACGACGTTCTGGAAGATTACATTCCTAGAGTTCTTCATGCATTTGAGACGGGTAATGTAAAGGACCTTGCCAAATTAGATCCTGAAGTTCGCCACATCATAGAACGCGCAATTGGGCGTAGAGTTGCTGTTACTGGCGGAGTAGCTAAAACTATCTATGACGACATGGCAAAACGCGCCACAGCGGCTCAAGAATTCTACTCTCCACAAAAGTATGGGGAGTGGCTCCGTGGTGAAGATGTTCTTTCCAAACAACGCGCTATGAACGCCGGGCTTACTAATAAAGAAGCCGAGGCTGTTTCAGACCTTGTTAAGAACCACACCACAATTCAAGACGTTCAAAACTTGGAACCTTTCCAGGTTATTGAAGCACTAGGTCCGAAACTTGCTAAGCAAATGCTTGAAGTTGGCAAAGTTGATGCCAAGATGCAAAGGCAAGTAACCAAGGCTATTACAAAGCAGTTGGGAAAGCGTCCTGGGCAGATTTCTAGAGACGTTCTCCAAAATGAAGTCAAAGATTGGATGTGGCACAACCTAACGACTTGGAGAGGTCGTGGTGCCATGATGCCTTCAAAGAGAACTTTGGCTTCAATGGGTCAACTCTGGGCAAAAGCTAGGGCTGACTGGTTTGGTCAGATTATGAAAGACTACACCAAAGAAGAAATTCAACTAGCCTTTGCTTTCTCTCAGAAGCCTTTAAGCCATGTTGCAGACATTACAGCAGAGATTAATCCTAGAGTTGCAGAACTAGCAGGTAAATTCTCTGACTACTTCGATAACATGCTTGCTACTCCTTACAAGGTTAAGATTGGTGGCAAGTACGAAACTCGTAGTCTTAAGGACTTGAAAGATATAGAAGGTTCTTTTGCTGTTCGTTCTCAGGCTACAATGCATGACTTTAATAGAAGTTTGCAAGCACTTGGTTCAGATTTCCGTTTCAAGGCTGATAAGAACGGAAACTGGATGGATTCTTGGAAGCACGCTGATCCGAAGACACTTAAGCAAAATCCCGGTGTTTTCATGTATACTCTGGATCAGGCTATTCAACAGACTGCGGCAGAGTATAACCTTGTTGACATGTTTGCCACGGAATTTGGAAAGATTCCCGGCGAAACAGGATTCGTACTAGGTGAACATACTCATCCTGTCCACCATCATAGAATTCCTTCAGACGCGAAATTTGATCAGCAAGTAAGTCGTGAATTCACAAAGTTGTTGCAAGACATGGAAAAGGGTGCTTGGCGGCCAGGATCAAAACCTACTCATTACATGACGCAAGCAACTAGGCGCTGGAAGTCTGCTGTTACAATCTACTATCCTTCTCACCACATTCGTAACTTGATTGGTGATACTTGGTTGATGTGGACAGCGGGACATAATGACCCAAGAGTCTTTGGTAAGGCTATGAAGGTTATTGGTTCTGAGCGTAAGCGTTATGCAGATGCAATTGCTGATCCTGACATTTCAAAGATGAACAAGTTGTTGGACCCTAATGCAGATAACTGGGTTAATACAGAGGCTCAAGCTATCATTTCTAGAAAACATGGTGCTAACATTAGAGCAGATGAATTCTACGCCGAGGCTTTACAGCGTGGTCTTTTAGTAGATGCTTCTAAGATTGAGGACTTGCAAGGCAATACTCTTAAGGTCTTCCGAGAAGGAGATGAAGGACCTTTAGGTAGCCTCAGAAATCCAAAGCCTCTGGGTGGAAAAGCTCATAATGTTGCTTCCACGGCTGCTGAGGTTCGTGAGCATTACGTTCGACTGGCTCATTTCATTTCATTTGCAGAAAAGCATATGACTCGTGAAATGGGTGCTAAGCTACAGAAGGCCACAAGTCCTGTTGAACGTTCTGAAATCATGGCTTCAATGTTTGACAAGGCTGCACTCGAAATTCGGAAGTATCATCCAGATGGTACTGACATGAGTTTCTTTGAGCAGAAGTATCTCCGTAACATCATTCCATTCTATGCATGGCAGCGCAAAGCAGTTCCTCTCACAATAGAAGCTTTTGTACAGCGCCCTGCAAAGGTAATGGCTTATCCAAGAGCAATGGCAGCGATTCAAGGCTCTCTTGGAATTGAAACTGGCGGAGTAAGTGATCCATTCCCAACCGATCAACTTTTCCCTGATTGGGTTCTAGGACAAGGAGTCGGTCCTATTGGTGACCCTGAGAGTGATAACCCAATTGCTAAGTTTTTTGGTCAGTTAGGGCGAAACCAAATTTCTCCATTTGGAACAGAGAAGGGTTATACTCAAGTAAACCCAGGTGGAACCGCGCTTCCTACTGGAATTATTGGTCAGATGCTTGGTATGGGCGATATAGATAGTCTTAAGCATGGCGCAATGAGCCAACTTAGTCCTCTTATCTCAATACCTACCGAAGTTCTTAGTGGGCGCACAGAACTTGATCAGAAGATTGGTGGACCAGAGGGAGATGTTACTTGGTCTGAATACGGAATGGGTAAGATTCCTCAGACTGAAATCCTACAGAGAACTTTGGGAATCAATAAAGAAGTCAAGCCGTGGCAAGAAGGCTATGATACCGGAAAGACTGAGCCACTGTTGAACTTGTTTACTGCACTAGGAATTCAGGGAACAGGTAAGTGGACAAAGTCTGCTCAGTTCGACTTGCAGAATAGGCTTAAGGCGGCGGGCGGTGGCTAACTACTATACAGCCGAAACTCTCCAGAACATGCTGGATAGGAATAAGCAGCGTCGTGATTTAGTCAATTCTACTTCTAAGGTACCGAACTGGACTAATTTCACGCCCGAACAACTTACTTACCAACCTCCCGCTGGTGCCAATGAAATGTACAAACGAATGCAAGAGGGGGCTGTAGCCGACGATCAAATTGCGACTAACATTGAGGCAATTAAAGCCCAGAACAGATACAACTACAATCAACTTTCCCAAGCACAGAAGCAACTCGACATTGCTAAGCAGAATAAAGTTAAGAGGAACCCGAACCCTGCACCGACTAATCAACCCGGAACTCCCCAAACAGGAGGTCCTGCCGTTCCCACAGGAGGACTTCCAGCAAAAGGTAATTGGGGACCAGACAAGATTCCGCAAGTTTGGGACATTCAAACACTTAATCCTAAAGCTCCAATGGTTACTGCTAATTTTAATGGAATGCGGTATACAGTTAATTCTCAGGTTGCGCCAATTTTTAGGTCTTTTCTCGTTGACCTATACTCGATGGGCTACAGACCCAAATCCATCGGTGGGTACAACGTTCGCAATATCGCTGGTACGTCTACTCCTAGTCTTCATTCTTACGGGTTTGCTATTGACATTGATCCTACTCGGAATCCTGTTTATCGTGATAACAACCCTGCTGACGATGTATACGCTCTTCCGAAATCTGTCGGGGCGCTAGCTAAGAAATATGGTCTTAGTTGGGGTGGAAGTTGGAAGAGTTACAAAGACTACATGCACTTCTCTGTTCCGTACGGAGGTAGGCAATAATGGCAATGCCACTTACTAATTACAGACGTGGGTTGCAGAAAGAAGACCCTAGTCCGTACTGGAACCCTGTCACAGCGCGTATGAACAGTATGCAGAACATGCTGGATACTAACCAAGAGTCTTTGAATCAAGACTACACTGAAATGGTTCTGCCGCAGTATGACTGGGCTTACAAGGCTGCACAAAAAGGTGGCAAGGTTGCACAGGTTAATTACAACAGTGCATTGAACGCCACCCAAAATACAATTGATCAAGCTAATGCTAATGCTCAAGCACAGCAACAACAGCAGCAGCAAGAGTTTGATCAAGCATTGCAAAATGCCCAAAATCAACCTCAGGCTCCTGTTACAAATCCAAGACTTGGTGCAGTGCTACGTGCTTATAAGCAACAACAGCCAGAATGGAATGCAAGAGATAATGGTCTTCTAGGACGCTTTGGAGTGTCTCGTGAAAAGATTGCAGGACGAGGGGGTTGGGACAGACAAGCTCTAGGACGAGACATTTCAGCAAGGCAGTTCCTCAATAATCGTGACCTTCAAAAACAAATTGCAAGAACCGTAATGAATAGAATGCTAAACAATAATCAAGATGTTACAGGTGCGGTTTCTAAGTGGTACACAGGAAGTCCTACGGGATGGGATGAACGAAACGCACAAGGTCTATATTCGCCATACCGTAGCAATGTTATTCAAATTCTTCAAGCATTGGGTTTGTGGAATCCACAGCCTTCTGGCTCAACTAGCACTCCCATTTAAGGATTGTTGTGGCATCTAGTCAAAATGGATACCCTGTAATTTTTCGCTCCTCAGAAGTTGCGAAATGGTTCATTCCTGTCACATCAGGGAATCAAAAGTATCTTCCTCTACGGCCTGGGCATACAGGGTTCATTTTAGCTCATTTTGCATTGTACTTCCATGAAGAAGTTGAACGTCTCAACGTACAAAGAGTTTGGGACGATTGGGGTTGGGCAGTACGTTCGATTACAGGTCCCTCCAGAATTTATTCTAATCATGCGTCTGGTACAGCCCAAGACTTAAATGCAACTGAGCATCCTTACGGACGGAGAGGAACATTTTCCGACGCACAGGAAGACGCAATTCATAGCAGATTGCGCGAAGATAGGATGCGTGGTTCAATTCGTTGGGGTGGAGACTACAGCGGTACTAAGGATGAGATGCATTTCGAAATTGCTCAGGGCTATACTACTATTACTGCTGTAGCCCGTGATTTGAGACAGTCTCCTAGAGGAAAAAGAATAATCCAAGCAAACAAACATTACTTAAAATACTTCTAGACTGTTGACAACAAAGCCCCCTCTCTAGTATGCTAGGTGCACTAGAGAGGGGGCGCTTATGTTTAAGGTGTTAAAGTATCCTGCATTTTATGAGCAGGCTAAGTGCGCCAATGATACTAGACTATTTAATTTCATGCAAGAGACTCGTATAGATCCCTTCTTCGATCTTCCTAATAAAGCTACGAAGGAATTTCTAGCATATTACTGCTCGACTTGTCCTGTTCGATCTGATTGTCGTCTGTATGCTTTGAGGACGAATCAATTGGGGGGATGGGGAGGGGAGACGTATTGGAAGAGAATACGAGAGGATCAAGCTCAGAAAAAACAGTTCGAAGAGTTGCAAGAGCAGATGCAGGCACTATCGCTGGGTGTGAAAAGTACCCATAGCGTTTCTTAAGATCATGACTTCTAGAGAAGACAACCCCGATTTTGGCCAATGCTTCTTCTTGGCAATTAAGGCTACAGTGGGTCACCCCGTCATATGACCAAGCATATGCAAACTCTTCACCGCAGTTCTTACATACTTTGATGCGCCATTCTCGGTACCGCTTATCAAAGTCTTCTGGCTTCTCGCCTTTTTCTATGTATGGTCGAATGCGCGCTTCGTAGAAATTTATGATTGATTGTGTTTCGTATGCTAAATCTTCTTCAGAGTATAAACCTGCTGTAGCCTGAGCCTTTAGTTCTTCAAAGTTACTATGATTGAGAGCGGAGAACTGGTGGAGAATTTCCTCCATCCTCTGCTGTTCTTTCCTGTTCAAAGTAACCCTTCTCCTGTTTTAACGGTGGCGATGCGCCGTCCGTTGGAGTAATTTGGAAAAAAGGGGCTCGTGGGTTAGGTACGTGGTAAATCGTTTCTCCTTTTCTATTAACAATGTGATGCTGACAATCGCAACCTTTGCAGAAGCCGTGGAGAGTTCTTGCTACTCGGATGAAATCACGAGCAACAAAGTCATTCTCTCCTGTTACTTCTACCTCGTCCACACTATTAAGCTGAGTTACCAAATCAGCCCCTATAGCACAATGTTTGCAGATCACTTTAGAATCCTATTCTTACGTAGGTAATAGGTTCCATGAGCTAAAGCACTAATTTGGTCAGGAACGTGCTTATCTTTGTACTGTGTCCACACTCCGAGAAACTTTAACCCTTGGGTCAGGCAAGGACTAGGTTCTTGCATCACCATTTCAACTTTCTTTTTCCGGCCAATTCTCTTAATAGCTCCTATATGTTGACTAGTAGGCATATCAGACCAAGAATTAACAAACCCACCACGATTTCTGTACTGTTCAATGACGTAAACCTTTGCATCCTGTTCTTCTAGCCAATCAAGAAACTTATCCTCGTCATTAAACAT